CACATTTAAAGAAATGGGTTCTCGTGCCCCATCATGAAAAGAGCTTTTTTTCAAGTTCTGAGGAGAGTTCAGACAGTAGTGATTCCAACATTAAGATTGATGGCACACATAAGAGACCTCCCTTACGACATGAGGGTCGGTGGAGGGTAAAAAATTCTGGTAGCAATCGTAGTTGGCGTAATGCTGACAAACCACTTGAACAATCACCTTTCGAGGAGGTCAAAACTCCGGACATTTCCGTTAAGGTGCATGTTGACGAAAATAATGACAACCCCGAGTGGACACCGATAAATCCGGAACAACCTGTTGAAGCTTTGAATGCTGTTAGCATGATTGATTCGTTTATGGACCGTTTTGGTGTTTCTTGGCGTTTAACTCGTCGTTTGGTGCTGGGTTTGGTAGGCTTAGCGCTATTGTTTCTCGTTTTTTGGTGGTTGGACGATTCCCCAGTTTGTGAACATGAACCTTCGTGTAAATACAATAATGGTGGTTTATGTAATACAAGATGCGGATGTAAAAAACATCACCCTAAGTGCACTCCCATTCCAGTAAATGAAAATGCGACAGTTAGACCAGTTTTACGTACTCCAGACACGGCGCGTCTATGTAATATCAAAAATTGTAAGAAAACTGATTGTTTTTACGCGCATGGTGAAAATGAAACTGCCAGAAATGATTTGACGCAATTATCTGGATCGATTCAAGATTGTTATCAAGGCGTGAACTGTGTGAAAATCCCGTGTTCACGTCATCACCCTGTTCCACGTAAAATCGACCAGTTGTATAATCGGAAACCTGCCACTTTGACTGAGCGCGATGCCGCGTATGAGCTGGTTAAAAGTAAAATTAATGAGCGTTTGGGTGATGAATCCATTCGCGGTTGCACTCACGTTTGTGACTTGCGTTATTTGGATTCTTCTCCCGTGTTTATTGTAGATTGGCGAAATTGCTGCAACGTAGATTGCGGCAATCCACATTGCTTTCATTGGTCAGAGTGTCGTTCAGTTAAAGTACCAATTGAACAGTTAATTTGTGAAAAATTTCCGTGTAAAACTTGTGATCATCGTAAATTGTCAGGTTCCGATTATGAATCCTTTTTACAGCACATGGTGAACGTGGATATTGCGCCAGATCACGACATGGGTTCTGACTTCGATGAAGCAAGATCAAAAGATAATAAGTATAAACGTGCTGCAAATCTCAAATCGGCTGAGCGTGTGGCTGCCCAATTAGGTCAGGAGTTACGTTTGCGTCGAGAAAAGAAAGCAGTTGTTTACCACAAGGAAGAACAAGAAGGTGATACTGATTATTTTGACCGAGTCGTACATATTCCCTGGGTTGTTATACAACTGAAGATATTGAAAAACAAATCGGCTCAGGTAAGATCACATTAGCACGTAAAGTTGATGGCAAGTGGGTGTATGAGGATTATAAAGTTCGTGATCGTGAGGAACTAAACAACATTTGTAAGCAACAAAATTTACGTATTGCGAGTGAAAAGTTGCGACATACTGATTTTAAATTACAAATTAATTTACCGCGTGCTCAATTAACTTCAGTTCAGCGTATTCTACGCACTGTTTGTGCTCGGCAACCAATTACTGCAGCTGATCATGATTATTTGTTTGAATTGATTCAAAATCATGCGTTCAAAGGTGAGGTAAATAAGTTGAACTCTATCTTACGTTCTTATCAGAATTTAGCTGAAATTGAGTTGGATGGTGTGTATACTTATGAGCCAGCTTATACGGCAGCGGTGGTGGCTCCGCAAATTAGTGAACTTAAAACGCGCGAGCTTAACTCGGAACAAAAAGAATGCCATGACCTTTTGGAGGATTTGTACGGTGATTTAGAGGATGCACTCATCCACTCAAACAGAATTCCGCATGGTACTATTCAAACTTTTGTTGCTAATGCCATTCGCTTTGCTATCCCTCATCATGGAAATGTTCATCATCCAGGTCAAATGACAGCTAACGCTCGTGAGCGAAGCGTGCATGCTCTTGAGAAATACTACGCAGAGAAGCACTCTCTTGAACCATTTGAGATGATCTTAGACTGGTTTGAACACTCACCTTCAAATTTTAATGGTTTCCAACGATTAATTCGTGATATTGAAAGTAAGACTCGTGTTGATGAGAGTAAGGATTCAGGGATCATGATTTATGGTTTTTCTGGCTTGGAACGCTTAACCAAAAGAGATATTCAAGATATTAAGAAACACGCAGCCCATTATGGCAAGTTTACTTTGAGCCAATTAGAGGAAAAAATTAATGAGTTGATTAACAAAGATATTCGTGATGAATCAAACATTACTGGTATCAATTGGCAAGTCAAAACCACCGGTGTGTTCACAATTTTTGGTTGTTCTGCACGCACCCCAATGAATAACCTTGGTGTGTGTGTCATTACAAACAATTCTCGCTTTATCACCAACCAACACGTGTTTGATTCTTTGAACTCGGGGGACAATCCACAATTCTTTGTCGTTGAAGGTCTATCTTCGGGCAAACACATCGCCCGTTCTGTTGACATTAAAACTCGAGAAGATCATGATAAGAAAGATCTCTCACGTTTCGCGGTTTTGCCAACACCATACTTATTCGAGTGTCGTGAAGATAATGGTGTTAAGAAATGGTGCGTGGATCAATGGGTTGGTATGCCTCATGATGCGAATTGGTTTTTTGCTTCTCGTCATTACGAGTGTGCAGTGCCAAAATTAGGAGATCCGATTTGTAAAGTCACACCAATTTGGGATGGTTTTGATTTTAAAGGCAATCACACAGGTTATGGCGCCGTGGGTGATAGTGATGGCGTGAATTTTTTGCATAAGATTGACACTGAACCTGGCCATAGCGGAAGTCCTTTGTTGAATAAACACGGAAAAATTGTGGGGATTCACAAAGGTTCTTACTCACACGGCTTGGTTAATCGAGCTGTTGCTGTTGATTTGCAAGTAGTCGTAGCAATTCATGGCAATCAGAGTTTTGTGCAAACGGCAAAATCAAAAAACTCCAAACCCCAATTACCGCAGTAGATGGTAGTTGTGGTGTTGTTGGTGTCTTTAACAAGCCCTTTTATTCTACTTCTAAACCTCGAGAAAATACTGAGTTGATTGAACATGCAAAATCGTTGGGTTTCAATGTACCTTACACTCATGATCTTGCTCAATTGGATCTGCAGATGTTGGAGAACGATTTTAAAAAATTTTTACGTGTTTATGAAACAAATATTGATGAAGGCGCATTGCAGCAAACGGTTGATATTCTTGAAAAACTTTTTGCTAAAGAAATGCGTGGTAAAACTTTGACTTTTGACGAAGCTTTACAGGTAATTAAGAAGAATAAATCACCCGGATGGCCCTACTCACGCGGGTTTAAAGGGAAAATTTACAAGACCAAAGATGATGTTCTTAAGGATCATTATGATTATATTAAAGAGCAGGTTCAAAAGGTATTCGAAGGTGAGGATATCGACGAAAATTGGCTGGTTAGTCCGAAGGTTGAGGTGCGCGCTTTGGAGAAATTGATGAATCTTGACCCAGATAAAAATAAACAGCGGAC